TGTAGGAGTGGTTATTGCAGTAACGGCTCACATTGGAGCCGGTCAGGGGCGCTCCAAAGCAGCCCATGACATAGAGGGTCTTGTAGTTCTCGGCAATGTCAATGGCCTTTTCCACAAAGGTCTTGGCGCTCATTTTGCTCAATGTCTGCACGTCCTTTCTCAGTCTTTCAGCACGATTTCTGCCATACGGACAGCGACATCTGCCCCGTACTTATCCGCAAACTGCTTGAGAAACCGCTGGGCGTATTTGGCCCGGTTTTCATTCTTGGCTTTCCAGAAATAGAAACCGCCCCAGGCCCCGTTGGTCAAAAGGGAGGCCCCGGCCAAACTGGCCAGGGCCGTGACATCAAAGCCCAGGTAGTTGGTGACGATGGTGGCCACGCACAGCAGCACGGAGATGGTCACATGGGCCCAGAGCAGCTTTTTTGAGGTGTCTATTTTTCATGCCCTCCTCTCCAGTCCCGCCAGAGGATTTCCGCATGGCGGGCCTTAATAAATGGCGTGGATGCCCTGCTCGGTCAAAAAGTCTTTCTGTTCATGTTTGACCTTGCGGGCGTACTCAAGGGCGGCGTGCATATCCCCGTTGCAGTGGGCATCCGGGATGCGCTGGACGGCCACGGCGGTGGCCTCAGCCAGCGCCAGGGCCGCCCTGGTGTTCTGTATCAGTAGGACCTCGTTCTGCTCACGGGCGGCCTCACGCTTGTCCTGGATGGCATCCCGCTTTGTGATTTTCCGCTGTATCATCCAGGAACAGAAAGCGGTGATTGCCGTGGGGATGCCCAGAATAGTGATGAGGCCGCCCAAAGAAAGCTCAATGACCATGTGACCGCCTCCTTTACTCAGCGGCCTGGGTCCAGCCGTAGATGCCGGGCTCCCACACATTGCCGTCCACATCGCTGATCCAATGGGTGCCGTTATGGGTCACCTTGGCCCCGGCGGCATAGGCGTCATGGGAGCCCAAAGGCTGGCTCCAGTCCGGCCACTCCTCCGCAGGGTCACTGGTCAGCGCCCACAGGGCCGGGACGTTGGGCGGCTCCCAGCCGGTCTGGGAGGTGTGGGCTTGCACACAGCGGTAGAGCTTGCCCTCATACTGCCGGAGCTGGCCCACGGTGTAGGCGATATTGGCCCCCCATGCAGAAAAGAGCATGGCCTGCTCCGATGCGGTCACATCGTCAATGGTCCCGGCCTCCGCCAGCACCACAAAGGCGATGGCGGCGGCATCGTTGCGCTGCTGTTCATAGCGCTGGGCCTCATGGAGTTCCTTGAGGCTGGTTGTTTTCTTTACAATAGCCATTACTGGAAAGCACCTCCGATGTTGGAAATGTAGCCGCCGGTGCCGGAGCTGCCACGGCGCACGGTGACCTTGAAATTAAAGGCAAAGCCGTTGGCGGCGGTCTGATTGGTGAAAATGTGGTTGCTGCCGTTCTTGATGTCCTGGGTGGCGTCCTCCCACACGGGGGCGGTGTCCTTGGCGTTATTGGTCACCAGCACCTCCATGTCAGCGTCAGTGGGGATGGAGCCCAGGATGTTGAGCACCATGATGGTGATGGTGTCATCCGCCTCCATGGGCTCCGCCAGGGTGATGGAGGCCTCATAGACGGCTTTGGTAAAGGTCACGGTGTAGGGGTTGCTGTCCGCCTTGCCGTCATTGGCCACCACCTTGATGGTGTGCTGGCCGTTGAGGACCGTTTGCCAGTTGGCGGCGGTGACACACTGGACGGTGTTGCTCTGGCTCAGGGTGGCCGTGTAGGAGCGCTTGAGCACATTGTCCAGGTACTCTTTCACCGTCACCTCATCGGCGTCTGCATCCGCCACGGTGTAGGTCAGAGCAAAGCTGTCCTCTTTGGTGCCCAGGTCGGTGCCGGAGGCCGTGGAGCTGGAGATGGTGGGGGCGGCGTTGTTGTCCACCGTCCGGGTTTCGCTGGTCACATAGGTGCTGGTGGCGTCATAGGTGTCATACGCCCGCACACGGTAGGCCACCGTGACCCAGCCGGAGGTGATGGTGTCGGTGTAGGCCAGGGCGGAGCCCTTATAGATTTGGGACCAGGAGCCTCCGTCCACCTGCCGCTCCAGCTCATAGCCGCTGAGGTTATCGTCACTGTCAGAGGCGGCGATCCAGGAGATGGCCAGGGTGCTGCCGCCCTTGACGATGGCGGGGACGGTCAGACTGCCGGGAGCGCCAGGGGCCCGGTTGTTGGTCACCGTCACCGTGCTGCTGGTGCGGTAGCTGCTCTCAAGTCCGGCGCTGTCATAGGCCTTGACCCGGTAGGCCACGGTGTTGGTGCCAAAGGTCACGGTGTTGGTGGTGCTGGTGCCGCTGCCTTGGTAGATTTGGGACCAGGAGCCGCCGTCCACCTGCCGCTCAACAATGTAGCCCTCAAGGTTGCCCTCAGTGTCCGTGGAGGCCGCCCAGCTCACCGTGATGGTGGTGCCGCCGTTGATGCTGCTGGGGACGGAGATGCTGCCGGGCGTAGAGGGGGCGGTGTTCTGAAACACAGAGCCGTCATCGCTCACATAGAGGGAGGAGGGGAGAGTGAAAGCGGGGCGGGACCCGTAGATGTCGGTGCAGACGCTGCTGTAGATGCCGCCATCGGAGTGCAGCCTCCAGGCGAAGTAGGTGTAGTCCGTGCGCGGGGAGCGGGTCCATTGTGTGGTGGCGCTCCCGGAGCTGTTATAGGCGATTTGGAGCGTGGAGGCGATGGACAGGGCGGAGCCCTCCACATTGGCGTAGGTGTGGGATTGGCCCAGCTCCGTCAAGGACAGCAGGAAAACGGCGTCAGATCGGGTGGTGACCGTGGTGTTGCCGTTGCCGGGGGTGTAGTAGTATTTGGTGGTGCCCATGAGGCTCTGGATGTCGCTGTCCAGCAGGGCCTTATAGGTGCTGTTGAGCCAGGACCGCATGGAGCAGCTTGCCCAGGCGTTCACATCGGAGCTGTGCCATGCCCTTGTGTCATAGATGTACCGGCGGACCAGCAGGGTCCTCCCGGATCCGTTGAGGCTGCTTTCATAGTTGTGCTTGGCAACATAAAATTCCTGCAATACACCGTTTTCTTTCAGCTTGATAATGCTGCCTACGGATTTGTTGCCCAGGGTGGTCGTAGCCATTAAATTTCCTCCTTTAGAATGTTTTGCACACGGTCCCGCACCTGCTGGCGCAGGGACCAGGTGTTGCCGTGAGCGGCGTGGGCGTCCCAGGCCTGCCAGCTTTGCAGGATTTCCTCACGGGTCACCTGGCCCATGGGATAGTCCCGCTCCCACCGGCGGAGCTTGGAGCGCATACGCTTGATGCTGCTGTGCCGCAGCTTGCGGATGACCTTGCCCTCCTCCGTCAGATAGGTGTGAAAGCCCAGAAAGTCAATGCCGTTTCGGATAGGGAAAATCTGGGTTTTCTCATTGAGCTCCAGCCCCAGGATGGCCATATAGGCTCGGATTTCCTTGAGACAAAATTGCAGATATTCCTTGTCCGGGTGGATGAGGAAAAAGTCATCCATGTACCGGCCATACCAGCGGATGCGGAGCTTTTCTTTTACGAAGTGGTCAAACTCATCCAAAAACAGCAGGGCAAAAAGCTGGCTGGTCTGATACCCCAGCGGCAGGCCGTCCGTGCTGTCAATGTAGATACACAGCAGGTCATAGACGATGGGCTCAAGGTCCAGCTTTTTGAGCTTTTCCTTGAGCTTGTCGTGGTCGATGCTGGCAAAGAAATGCCGCACGTCTGCTTTGAGGACCCAGCCCTCCGCCGTGCGGTATTTGTTCCAGTATTCGGTGAAAAAGCCCCGCAGCCGGTCCAGGCCGAAGTGGAGCCCTTTTCCCTTTTGGGATGCGTAGTTGTCCAGGATAAAGCTGTTGGTGATGCGCTCATAGATGAGATTGTCCACCAATGCGTGCTGGACCACCTTATCCACAAAGGCCGGGGCCTGCACCAATCTCTTTTTGGGCTCGTAGACATAGAACACCCGGAACAATCCGGGGCGGTAGATTTTGGTTTGCAGGATATAGACCAGGTTGACGATGTTGGCCAGCAGGTGGACCTCATAGTGTGCGGTGGCGGCCCTGGAGCGCTTGCCCCGCCTGGCCGCCAGATAGGCTTTGTATAGCACGGAAAAGGTGCATATCTGGGAGAATTTCAGCACGGGTACACCCCTCAAACAAGCGGGAGGCCCCTGCCCATCCCGGCAGGCCTCCCTCTCCTTGTGCGCCGTGTAGGTGCCGGATGGGCAGGACCAGCAGCACCCCGCCGCCTCCGGGACGGTGGGGTGCATCGGCGCAATGTATTTGCCTCTATGACAAGGCTGGATGTGACCTCCTTTGATGTGATGGATAGCGATGCTTTCAGCTTTGGGCTTACTCGGTCGGGCCTTACCATCAGAGCGGGGCGGGACCCGTTGGTGTTGGTGCAGTTGTTGTTGTTGATGTTGCCATTGGAGTTCAGCCTCCAGGCGTTGTTGGTGTTGTTCGTGTTCGGGGAGCGCAAGGAAAAGAAACAGGTCACACCCAAATACACGGCTTTGCCACCGATGTATCCGTTATTGGGGCCGCAGGGCCTCCGCCATTTGCAGGGCCATTTGCCCCATCTTGGCAAGCTCCTGGGCCGCCTTGGCCTCCCGGAGAGCGGCGGCCCGGTTGCCGTCCGCTTTCCTCCAGTTAAAGGCCTTTTGCCTCACCGGGCGGACAAGCTCCGCCCAATACTGGCATTGTTCGCCGGAGATGTATTTGCGCTGATAGCTGAGGTTGATGAGCTGGCCCATAGTTTCACACTCAATGAGCACACCGTCCAGGTCCCGGAGGCGTTCCTCATAGTCCGTCTCAAAATAGCGGCCATTGGCCGCCACGCAGCCCTTGAGGATGCGGAGGGCACAGCCCTGGAGCTCGGCGCACAGGTGAAAAGCCTGGCTCTTGGGAAAGTGGGGCTTGCCGTCATCTTTCACCTTTTCACAGAGGAGCTTTTCCGCCATCTGGTCACCTACCATGAGGTAGGCCTTGACCGGCCTATATTCCGGCTCTTTCTGCTTGACCCTCTGGATGGTGTAGTCCAGCAAATCGGAGGCCAGCGGGATGATGTCATAGCTGGGCATTAAAACTCAATCCTCGCATAAGCCTCATTCCACACGCCGGTGACCACCACGCCGGTGAGGGTGGTAAAGGTGACGTCAAAGGAGTTGCCCGTCACGTTGGTGCCATATTTCAGCTCAAGGACCGCCAGGCGACTGTCCAGGCCGTTCAATGCCACCCGGACATCTGGGTGGGCCTCCCCGTTGGTGTTGTGCCCATCCACGGTGTCTGTGATGGCCTGCCGGATGTCAGCATGGCTGGCCGGGTCCGTGTTGTGCTCAGAGATGGCCCGCTCCAGGTCCTCCGGGCTCACCGTGTCCAGGGAGGCGGTGACGGTAAACTCAAGCACGGAGCTGTCCACCACAACAATGTGCATGAGCATGGTGAGCCGTCCGTCCACGCCGGTGGAGATGGCCACCTTTTCCGTGTCCGGGGTGTTGCAGATGGCAATGAGGTTGCCGTCCTCATCAAAGAGGCCCATTTCCCGGCAGATGAAGTTGCCCACACTGTCATCAATGATGATTTTCACGTCCATCATGTTGGGCGTGGTGGCGTTCTGTTCGGCGGACACGATGGGGCCCCGCCACAGCTCCCGGACAAGCTCCGTCTGCTCCGTGGTGGGCACATAGTAGCTGCCCCCGCCGTCACCGGCGGCGGCCTCCACGATTTTCAATTTGGTGCCCGCCAAAATGCAGTTGGTGATGAGGCTGGCCCCTGCCGTGGTTATCCTTGTGCCGTACTTTCTTTCATCAGGCATTTTCGCTTTCCTCCTCGTATGGATATATTTCAAGTCTGGCGTGCCATTCAAGCGGACCTGCCCCGATGACGCCGCCGGAGCTCTCCAGCTCATTGGTCAGCATCGGCCACAGATCCATGTGCAGTGTGCGCTCCGTGCAGACGCCCAGCCGGATGCCGCC